AGAAAGGTGCTAAAGGTGCACCTACAGCAGCTGACTTTAGAAGATCTGCAACTACGGCAAAAAAACCTAAAAAGAAATCTTAATGGATACAAAAGTAGACCACATCATAAAACGTATGGGACAGCTTGAATCAGCAAGAGCTCCTTGGGAAGGTCTATGGCAAGATTGTACAGACTTTGTAAATCCAAGGCGCGGTGACTTTTCTATAGAACGAGGTAAAGGTGACCGCACACGTTATGATAAAGTCTACGATTCTACAGCACCTCTTGCTAATGAACAGTTAGCATCAGGCTTACATGGTTTCCTTACATCATCATCAGAAAATTGGTTTAGCTTAACTATACCACAAGTTGATGATATCTTAACTCAATCAGTACGTAACTGGTTACAAGGTACAACAGAAACACTGTTTGATGAAGTATTTAATACACCTGAATCTAACTTTACAACTTCAGTACATGAATTGTATTTAGATTTAGGAGCATATGGTACTGCTGTTATGTATGTAGATGATAGACCAGGTAGACCTATAAACTTTAGAACATTCCACTTAGCTGAGTGCTATATAGCTGAAGATTCAGAAGGACGTGTAGATGTATTATACAGAAAGTATAAACATACAGCTAGACAACTAGTACAAATGTATCCTGATCAGTTACCTGAAAAGTTTATTGAGACTGCATATAAACAACCACATCAAGAGTTTACATGTGTACATGCTGTAGAACCTAGAGATACATACTCACCTAAAACTAAGATGAGTACACAAATGCCATTTAGCAGTTGTTATGTATTAATGGAAGAAAAGATTTTATTAGATGAATCAGGATTTAACGAATTTCCGTATATGGTTCCCCGTTGGTCTAAGACTGCCGGTGAAATATATGGACGTTCCCCCGCGATGACATGTTTACCAGACATACGCATGGTAAACGAAATGACTAAAACTGTTATCAGGGCAGCTCAAAAGCTGACCGACCCCCCATTGCTCGTACCTGATGACGGTTTTATGCTTCCATTAAGGACCGTACCCGGGGGTCTGAATTACTATAGATCAGGTACTCAAGATAAGATTGAGCCACTGGTTAATAATGCAAGACCTGACATAGGGCTAGATTTTATAGAATCTAGACGCGAGCACATTACTAAAACATTTCACGTTGACTGGCTACAGTTAAGACAAGATGGTCCACAAATGACCGCAACAGAAGTATTACAACGCCAAGAAGAAAAAATGCGACTCCTAGGCCCGATGGTAGGTCGCTTACAAACAGAGTTCTTAGGACCACTGATTGATCGTGTATTTGCCGTTATGGCAAGAAGAAATGCTATTGCATCTCCGCCACCAGAGATACAAGGCGAAAAATTAAAAGTTGAATATGTATCACCTGTAGCAAGAGCACAAAGGTCACAACAAATATTTAACTTTGCTCGTTTTATGGAACAAATAATGCCGTTAGCAAATATCAGACCTGAAATATTTGATAACTTAGATGCTGACGGTGCATTTAAGTGGGCTCATGGTACATTAGACGCTCCAATGGAAACATTGATGTCAGAAGAAAGTGTAGCACAAATGAGACAACAACGACAAGAACAACAAGAAGCAGCTATGCAAGCTGAACAAGCACAACAACTTGCAGGCGCTGCTAAAGACGCCAGTGCGGCAGGAATATTAGGTGGCACAGAGACAACCGAAACTTAACGAATTACATGATGCTTATAGAGCATTGTTTTCCACACCAGATGGTAAACTTGTATTAGAGCATTTGTGTAAAAGTGCATTCGTCTACGACTCAACATATGTAGCAGGCGATTCACATGAGACGGCGCATCGTGAAGGACAGCGTCGAATAATATTATCTATCCTTAGATTTTGTGATAAAGATCCTAAGGAAATACAAGCAATGATGGAGAAAAACTATGGTTGAAGAATCAACAGGGTCCGCAGAAGTTAGTGCTCAGGCAGCTGAGACAGTAGCAGATGCAGCGGGTAGCTCAGCTGATTGGAGATCTGGAATAGATCAAGAATTACAGGGCGACCCAAGTTTAGCGGACATAAAAGATATAAATGGGCTGGCAAAGTCATTTATTAATGCACAGAAAATGGTAGGTGCTGATAAAGTAGTTATACCAGGTGCTGATGCATCACCAGATGAGCTAAATGAGTTTTATAATCGTTTAGGACGCCCAGAACAATATGAGTTTGAAAAAGTAGATCTGCCAGAAGGTTTTGAACATTCAGAACCTATGGATAATGCAATGAAACAACTTATGCATGAAACAGGTTTAACAAATGCTCAAGCTAATAAACTATATTCAGGATACTTACAGTATTTAGGTAATGAATACCAAGAAGCTTTAGGTCAAAATGATCAAATGAGAGCAGAGTGGGATTCACAGTTAAGAAAAGACCTTGGCAAAGCTTATAATGAGTCAGTTGACTTATCACAACGCGCTGCTCAAGAACTAGGCGGTGAAGAGCTATTAAAATGGTTTGATGAGACAGGACAGGGTGATAATCCTATGTTTGTCAAGCTATTTGCTAAGATCGGCAAAATGATGTCAGAAGCTGGTGCTGAACCAGGGGATGTAAAATCATTTGAAATGACACCTGAAAGTGCAATGGCAGAGATTGCTAGATTACAACGAGATCCTAACTTTATGAATCAATATACTGATAAAGAAGCACAAGGACACGAAGAAGCAATTAAGAAGATGCAATACTTATATGATTATGCATATCCAAATAATGAAGAAGCTGTTTAATTATGCATAAATAAGGTATATAATCCAAATTACGGGTAGCTCACTGAGTCCGTAGCTGTATACCCAGGCTTAGGGTAGCGGAGGTCCGAAAGGGTAGCCACTGCGAGAAGTTTAACCACAACAGGAGGACATTCTATGTCAACTCAAATAACGACAGCTTTTGTGCAACAGTACAAAGCGAATGTTGAACACCTCTTGCAACAAAAAGGTTCTCGCCTACGTCCATACGTAAGAGTCGAATCTCAGAATGCTGAGTACGAATTTTATGATAGAATAGGTGCTACCAGTGCGCAAGAAGTGACCGGTCGTCATCAAGATACTCCGCTCATTACAGTACCACACGATAGAAGACGTGTCTCACTACGTGACTTTGATTGGGCAGAATTAATTGATAGAACCGATCGTATTAGATTGTTAATTGATCCTACTTCTCCATACAGTCAAAACGCAGGTTTTGCTTTAGGCAGAAAAATGGATGAAATTATCATTGAATCAGCTTTTGGAACAGTTTTCACAGGTAAAACAGGTTCTAGCTCTGTAACACATCCTGCAGGGAATGTGATTGCGGTCAACTATGTTGAAAGCGGCGGTGCTACAAACTCTGGTCTTACCATTGGTAAACTAAGAAGAGCTAAACAACTATTAGACCAAAACGAAACAGATCCAGGTGATCCTCGTTACATTATTTGTACAGCAAAACAAATTAATGATTTGCTACAATCAACTGAAGTAACAAGCGCTGACTTTAACTCTGTTAAAGCTTTGGTACAAGGGGACGTTAACTCGTTCATGGGCTTTGAATTCATTAGAACTGAGCTCGTTGCGACAGATGCAAACTCTCATAGAAGAGTTATTTGCTACACTAAATCTGGAATGCTGCTTGCAGTAGGCGCAGATATAAATGTAGATATCGGTCCAAGACGTGATAAACGTAATTCAACACAAGTATATTGTTCTGCTTCATTCGGCGCTGTTCGTATGGAAGAAAACAAAGTACTTGAAATTAAATGTGCAGAATAAGGAGGTAACCAATGGCTGTAACAACTCAAAAATCAACAGAGTATACTAATGCTACTGCAACTCCTCCATCTTTTGTTCAACCTACAGAAGCTCAAGGCCGTGTTAGAGTATTGTTTTTTACTCATGACCAAGACGGCGCAGGAGATGCTACATCAAGTGTAGCCCTAGGAAAAATACCAGGTGGTAGAGTACGTGTACTATTATCATCATCTAATGCTTATGTAAACTGGACCACAAGTTCAGCTACATTAGACCTTGGATGGGATGCTTATACAGCAACTGATGGTACAACTACAGCGGCTGACCCAAATGGACTTATCGACGGTCTTAACGTAGACACAGTCGGTCAGTTTTCATTAGGATCTGGCGTTGCTGCTACAGGCGGAACTTATGTTTTTGAAAGTAGAGACGGTGTTGTACTCCGTGCTACTTCTCAAGACCAAGCTCTTGCTTCAGGCGATGACCTAGTCGGTTACATACTTTATGTTGTAGACTAATATAAACGGGGGTACTTCGGTACCCCCACCTAGGAGAATAAAGATGGCAACAGCAGCAGCAGACGTAGATTTAGTAAACAGAGCTTTAGCATTACTTGGTGTTGAAGCTATTACTTCATTAGCAGATACAAGTAAACCTGCAGCAACTGCAAGTGTCTTGTTTGATGATACAAGAGCTTCAGTATTTAGAGCTCACCCATGGAATTGTTTAATTAAACGTGCTTCATTAGCACAAGATGCTGTAGCACCTGCATATGGCTATACCCATAAATATGCTTTACCAGCAGATTACTTAAGACTTATAAATATAGAAAACGAATTAGAAAACTTTCAGATTGAAAATGGATTTATCTTATATGATGAAGATACATTAAATATTAAATACGTATCACTAGATACCGATGTTACTAAATATGATCCATTATTAAAAGATGCTTTAGCTGCAAGGCTTGCATACGAATTAGCACAACCTTTACTACAAAGCACTAGTGCAATGGCAGACATGTTTAACTTATATGAAACTAAATTAAAAGAAGCTAGATATGTAGATGCACAAGAAAATTGTTATGAAACATTAGAAGCAGATTACTTTATTGAATCAAGACAAGGATTAAACAGGCCTAATATTCAAACACCTCCAAGGAAATAACTATGGCTAAAGTTACTCCGATACAAACAAACTTCACAGGTGGTGAAATTAGCCCAAAGCTATTTGGTAGAGTAGATTTAGAAAAATATACACAAAGCTGTAAAAACATAGAAAACTATATTGTATTTCCACATGGCGGATTAACTAAAAGATCAGGCACAAGGTTTGTAGCTGAGTGTAAAGATAGTACAAATAATAAAAGATTAATACCATTCGTGTTTAGTACAACACAAGCTTATATACTAGAGTTTGGTAATGATTATATTAGATTTTATCGTAATGAAGGTCAAATAACATCGGGCGGTTCTGCCTATGAAATATCAAGCCCTTATGGTGAAGAATATTTAGATGATTTATCCTTTGTACAATCAGCAGACGTTTTATATATAACACACCCTGAATTTCAAACACGTAAGTTAACTAGAACTGGTCATACAGCATTTACTATTACAAAGTTTGAACCACAAGATGGTCCATACTTAACTGATAATACAACTAGTACAACTTTAACTATTAACAATGCAGCTGTAGGTACAGGTAGAACATTAACTGCAAGTGCTAATACCTTTGCGTCTACAGACGTAGACCGTGTATACAGGTTAAAAGATGGTTATGGCTTAATTACAGGCTATACATCAGCTACTCAAGTTACTGTAACGGTAACTGTAGCAATTGGTAGCACCGCAGCTCAAACAGACTGGGCGCTAGGAGCATGGTCAAATACTACAGGGTGGCCTGCTTGTGCTACATTCTATCAAGATCGATTATTCTTTGCTAATACTACAAATCAACCAAACACTGTATTTAGTAGTAAATCAGGTGACTTTGAAAATTTTGCAGCAAATGATATTAGTACATCAGCAGTTGCTGATGATTCAGCTCTTATATTTACATTATCAACAGATCAGGTAAATGCTATACATTGGATGTTTGGTGCAAAACAATTAGAAATAGGTACATCAGACGGTCCATTTTTAATGTCATCTGGTTCTGATAACTTAGCATTAACACCAACAAACGTAACTGTAAATAGAGAATCAACAGACGGCGTAGCTGCACAAAAACCAGTTGGTGCTGGTAAATTTACAATATATACAGATTCAAATAAAAGGCGTATAAGAGAATTAGGGTATAAATTAGACGTAGATGGTTTTGTAACAAATGACTTAACTTTGCTTGCAGAGCATATAACAGGCGGCTCTACAATTAAATCACTAGCCTATGCCAGATCTCCTAACAACATTATATGGATGTTATTAGCAGACGGTACATTAAGAGGTATGACATATGAACGCGATCAAAATGTTGTAGCATTTCATCGTCACACTTTAGGCGGTACAAATGTAAGTATAAAATCAATCGCAAGTATACCTAATCAAACAGAAACAGAAAATCAACTTTATTTAGTTGTAAGTCGTACAATTAACGGTGCTACAAAACACTATGTAGAATTTTTAGAAGAAGTATTTGACACAAATGAGGGTAAGACAGCAGCAGATGCATTCTTTGTAGATTCAGGTTTAACATATACAGGATCAGCTGCTTCAACTATATCAGGTCTTAGTCACTTAGAAGGACAAACAGTCAAAGTGTTAGCCGATGGTGCTACACACCCTGATGTTGCAGTATCATCAGGGGCTGTTACACTAACAAGAACTACAACTAAATGTCATGTAGGACTAGGCTTTACAGCTTCAGCTACAACATTAGATCCAGAGGTACAGACAGAAACAGGCACAGCTCAAGGTAAAGTAAAACGTATAGAACGAGCTAGTATACGAGTTGTAGATACTTATACTCTACAAGTTGGAGAAGAAGGCGGTACAATTGAAGAGATACCATTTAGGGCAGCTGGCGATCCTATGGATACTATTACTTTATTTACTGGCGATAAACGTATACTTATAAACCATCAGCCAGAGCGTAAATTTAACCTAGTTATACAACATAACAAGCCACAACCTTGTACGGTCTTAGCTATTATGTACGCATTGGTGGTGTCCGACAGATGATATACGATATACTATTACATAAAAGGAGAATGTCTTAATGTGTATATCAGCAGCAACAGCTTTAGCCGTAGCCGCTACGACCGTAGCTGTTAATTCAGCTGACAATGCAGCCACAGCTCAAGAAAATCAGTTTAATGCTCAAGCTAAAGTAGCGGATCAAAATGCTGATATAAATTTAGCTATGGCTCAACTTGACGTTGATAAGCTAGACACACAACTGTATAAAATATTAGGACAGCAACGAGCAGGATATGGTGCAGCAGGAGTTACAATGGAAGGTACACCAACAGATGTAGCAGTTGATACAGTCACACAAGGTGAAATAGATCGATTATCAATACAATATAATGGTGCTGTAAATGCTTATAACTCAGAAGTACAAGGTAAGTTTGCAAGAGCAGACGCTAGAATGGCAAAATCAGCTGGAGACTCTAATGTATTAGGAACAATATTAGGTGGCGGAACTAGTTACTTAAAAGCAAATCCAGGAGCTTTAGATGGTATATTAGGTGGCGACGGCACAGATTATACTAGCATGTCAAATAGAAGACCTGGAGGATATGGATAATGCCAATTGTACCAACAACTACAAATACTCAACCGGCTGCAGATCCGTTAGAACTTGATTCAGCTAAAACTTGGGTGCTTGAAAAATTAAATATGCTAAAGTCTGAAAACAACAGGCACAGCGTAGACCTTATAAATAATATAGACAGCAGGCAATATGTTGAAAACTCAGGTTTTATATCAGGCAAAGATCCTGGTACTTACACAAATCAAAAAAGAGATTACATAACAACGTTGCTTGCACAGCCACAATATACACCACCAAATAAAACAGCACAGGATTTATGGAATCAAGAAACTAATAAATTTACATCTAATGAAATAAATTCAGCAATAAATATAGAAGCAAGAACGCGTATTAATGGTCGCGTAAAACAAGTTAGAAACGGTTTATCAATGATGGTAGAAAATGTACAAGATAATCCTTATCCTGGTAATTTATTTGATGCTTTAGATAATTTAGAAAGTTATGTAGGTACTATAGACCAGCAACAACAAAAAGATTATCCTGGCTACTTACCACAAGACATGACAAAAAACATGGTTTCAGAAACAAAGATTAATTTAGCAAATGCATACTTAAAAGGAAATACTTTAAATGATCCATTAAGTACAATGAATGACATTAGAGAAAAAGCTAGCTTTTATAAAAATCTAGGTTTAAACGATGAACAGTTAAATATACATTATCAAGAGGCGGCTAAAAATTATCAAAAAGTTGCTATAAAAGATATACAAACTATAATGAGTATTCTTAAAGATGATATGGATAAAATACACATGAACGGCGGTTCAATAGATTCTAGTACCTTAGCAAGAATAAAACCAGAAAGTTATTCGCACGACGATTTCATTATAAAATTAGCAATGATAGCGCCTTGGTTTGGTGACAATCTGGCAAGTAACAGAAGAACACCATCTGGTGAATCACAGTTAACTGCTGTAGAAGAAAGAGACGGTATGTTTTATTTATTTCCTACCATACGCTGGAATGGTGCAGACTTTTCTTATCTTGATTCTCAAGAAGCCTTAGATATAGCTATAGAAAATGGAGATGCTATACCTGTTAAAGATGTACAACAAGGCAATAGGATAAGTAAACATATGTCGAGGTTATTAACATGGCAAAAATAGCAACTTATGAAGCAACAGTAACACCTAGAAGTCAATTAACAATACCTAGGTCTCAAGCAATGAATTCTTTGTTTCAAGCAAATAATAATGTAGCTAATTCTTTAACAGAACTAGGTAGCACTCTTATAAATATGAATGATACAATTCAAGGTGCAAAAGCTACAGGCGATATTATAAATAAAGGTGGCATGTTAGATGCTAATCAGTTTGCACAAGTAGGTAGACTGTATGATGGTTACCAAATGGATAGGTTGCAGAATAATACAGAGGGTGCAACAGATAAACTAAATCAAATGTCTATGATGATAGATCCTAGCGGTAAATTAACAGAAAAGTTTGGCGGTTTATTTACTACAACACAAGATAAAGTCGTATCTACAGCTTATGAAAAATTAACAAGTAATATGAAACTAAAAGCAGAAGATCCAGGTGAATTTTTTTTAAGGCGAAGTGATGTTTTAGCTGTAACTAAAGGAGATGGTACTCGTACAGATGAAAGAGATACAGCCATGATCGATGAACAAATTAAATTTGGCGTAGACCCTAGCAAAATAAAAGTCTTAACAAACACTGAAGCTGAAATAATGGTTGAAGACTTATTGACAGAGCCAGACCCAGATCAAGCAAGAGCAAAATGGGAATCAATGAGAGCAGATCAGCATTTTAGTAAAGTGTGGAGACAAATGTCAGAGCATGGTTTACCCTCATCAATGAAGTTATTACCACATATAGATATAAGATATAACTCTGCCTTTTTTAATGCTATAAAAATATCAGACGAAACAATAACAGAATTTTATGCTACACAAGACAAAAATAAAAATGAGTTATTATTTCTTGTTGAAGAAAAAATGTCAGAATTTTTTGAACCATTGACAGGTGGCAACTTAATGAAAGAAATGGCAATAACACCTGATATGAAAAAATTTAGTGAAAAGCTATCTTTTTACTTGATGAGGTCACAAAATTTAAGCGAGTCAGATGCTGCAGAAAAAGCTTTTGAAATTATAAGTTCTGGTCATGATATTGTTAATGATGAAGTAGGTAGCTATATTTTACCTAAAGCACAAGGTTATTCTCCTGATCTTGTTTATAGTAAATTAGAAATGATTAAAAATAATGATCGACAATTTGATAAAATGTGGGAAGATGCTTCGGCTGCAATACCTGGTACAGAGCTAGAACAGCTACAAACAGACATAGAAGCAAGAGACATGATATTTAAAGATTATGTTAGAGAGAATATGCAGTTTATAAATGCAGATGATACAGGCGACGGTTTTTATGTTTTATTAAGATTTCCAGATGCTGCTATTGCACAGCCACTTGCAGATGAAAAAGGTAGACCTTACGTATTAACATTTGAAGATTTACAAAGATATGATGTAGGTAGTAGATTATATCGTAAAAGAAATCCTGTAGTAAAAGAAGATGATTCATTTGAATCTCAGGTAATAAAATCTAGGAAAGACAGAAGAAAATGACATCATTTAACTCTGGATATAAGACTCAGATTGACATGACATTTTATAATCAAGGCTTGGATTATTTTCAGCCGTCAGCAAGAACTGTCACAGACGCAGCTATAGAACAAGGTTGGAGATATACAGGTTTTAATAGTATACAAAGAGGCACTGAACAAAATTTACTAGAAGGTATACGAAAGTATCAGCAGTTTAAAGCTACTGGTAAAATACCAAGTGCTTTTGAAAAAATGAATATGATTGATCCTGCAGGTCCTGTAGCAGAACATTTAAAAAAGAAATATGACGTACGAGAGCTTACACTGCAAAGCCCAGAATATTTACAGAAAAAGTATGGAGACACTGGATTAAAGTTTGATTCAGAAATGCTTGAACTAGAAGCTGAAATTTTATATCAAAAGAAGCGCAATGAAATTAGAAACAATTACATTATGTCTCAATCACGTGGCGGACGTTTTGCAAAAGGTTTATTAATTAATATGGGTATGGCATTATTAGATCCTGCAAACATTGGACTACTTTTAATACCAGGAGCTTTACCTACAAAAATGGGTTCAAACCTTGGCTGGTCAAGTAGAGCTTTACTAAGAGGCGGTACAGCAGGTTTTGTAGGTACAGCAGCTCTTGAACCTATAATATTTAGTCAAGCTAAATCAGAACAAGCTGACTACACAGCAACTGATTCTTTATTAAACTTAGCCTTTGGTACTGTTGCAGGTGGCGGTTTACATTTAGCAGGATCTGGAATAGCTCACATACACGCAAAAAGACTTGCAGCAAAACAGCTTGAAATGGATGAAAACGTTACTATAGATAATCTAAAATCTACAGCTGAAGAAGCTGAGGCTGAGATACAAAATGAAAAATTAAAAAATGCCGATGTAGGTAAAATAAATGGAGAAATTAATTCACTAAAAAAAGAACTTAAAAAGTTAAGAACAAAAGTTACAAAGTTAAGTAATAAAAAAATTATATTTGAAGGCGAAGAAACTACACTAGGTGAATTAAGTGATGATGAATTAAAAGTTTTAATTGATAAAAGAGAACTATCTGCTTCTGAACTTATAAAAAATAGAAATCTTGTAAAAGATGCTGAGGCACAACTTAACTCTAAGGAATCAGAACTTAAAGCTACACAAGAAGTTGTAGAAGAGAATCCTGATAACTTAGATCGAGCTAATTACGATCTAGACGGCTTAAAGAAAAGATTAAAAATAGCAATAAAAGAAGGTGACAAAGATTTAGAAGAAGAGCTTGTAAAAATGATTGCTAAACAAGAAAAATTAATTGATGATATAAAAAAACAAGGTGTTAATAATAAAAGAGAAGATATTCATGTAAAAGATCCGAATGAATACATGGATGATATTAATGCTCAAGCCAATAGAGATAATACAAACTCTACATCTAATGTAGATGATGCAGAATTTGATAGTGACTATAGCCCGATGTCAAGAGAAGAAGAATTAGAAGAATTAGAAAAGCTTTTACTAGAACGTATCGATGGTATAGGTGAAGAAGCTGAGGCAAAAAAATTTAGAGATCAAATTAAAGAAATAAAAGAAACACAGCTTACAGAAAAAAACTTAGAGGATTTAGATACTGAAATTACTAAGTATTTAGAATGCAAAAATTTTACAGGTAAAACTTAATGGCTAAAAATTGTAACTTATCTTTTGAAACTGCTCTAAAAGAATTAGGCTTACCTATTACAGATAAAAACTTAAGTGACTTTTCTAAGATTGTAGATCAAATTTTAGAATCATCAGAGCAAATTGGTGATGAGGTAAAAAGAGCAGAGTTTATTAAAAAATATCGAGAAAAATTAGTAAAAGAAGTTAAAGAAGCAGAACAGCTTAGAATTAAAAATGCTTTGCTTGATGCTGCAATAGAATTAGAGTTAACTAAAGAATTAAATACTTTTGATAATCCATTTGAAGGTTTACAGTCTTTACTAGTAGGTTCAGTAACAGGTGTTAAAGGTTCAGGTTACTCGATAGACGCAGTACAAAAAGCAATATTAGATACACGCTTTGGACTTATGGCTAAGAAACTAAGAGCTGCAGGTGTTGAAGATGCAGCATTAAGTGGTAAACACGATGATGACATTATTAGAGAAGCTTATGAATATCGCAAAAGTAAACAAGGTGATAAAAATGCACAGCCTGGTAAAACAGGTAATAAGACGGCTGCAAAAATAGCACCTATACTTTCTGACATGCTAAACACACTAGATAAAGATTTAATAAGAGCAGGTGCTGTTAGAAACTTAAATGATCCAGGAACATTTTTTAGACAAACTCATGCCAGAGAGATTATACTAAAAACTGGAGAAGCAGAGTGGATTAGATACTTAATTGATAATGATTTAATAGACGTAGATCGTACGGCTGGTGCAGATGATTTAGAAACAATACTATCTAGCATTTACAATAGTATTTATACTCAAACAAACATTGTATCTAACGGTGCTAAATTAGAAGTTACTGGATGGGGTTCTATATTAGCTAGAGAAGAAAGATTAAAAGGATTAACAGGTAGATATAATGTTGCAAGAAGAGCAAGTCGTGAACCTATAATTTATTTTAAAGATGCAGAAGCACAAATACAATATAATAAAAAATTTGGTAGAAGAGGTTTAATACAAAGTGTAATATACGATCTTGAAACTCAATCAAGAAATTTAGGTTTAATGAAGCGCTTAGGTACTAATCCTAAGGCTATGTTAGGTAAATTAAGAAGACAAGCTGAAACAACATTAACTAGAAGAATTAAAAAGGCTCAACAAGATGGCGATCAAGCTAAAGCAAAAAGACTTCTTAAAGGATTAGCTAGCTTACAAAAAAATAGATTAGAGCGCTGGATGGATACATTAGATGGTTCTGTTAATAGAATAACAGGAGATGGCGATTTACTATCAGCATCAGGTATAGGTGCATTTATCAGATCTTTACAAGCTATGTCAAAACTAGGTGGTGCTACAATATCTGCGTTTTCTGACATACCACTTGCTGCTGCAGAACTAATGAGCCAAGGTGTAAGTTTTGGCAAAGCATATGGTTCAGGTTTAAAATCTATATTTACAGGTCGTGGTAGTAAAGAAATAAAAGCAGTAGCTAACTCTATTGGTTTAGGTTTAGATGGCATGCTAGGTTCCGTACACTCTAAATTTGGTGCAGTTGACTCTGTCCCTGGTGCCATGACTAAGCTTATGCAAAAATTCTTTAAATATAACTTAATGTCTTGGTGGAACGATTCACATAGAACAGGCATGGCATTAACTATGGCTAATAATTTAGCTTCATATAGAAAAACAAATTTTAATAAGTTACCTAAAGCTGTAAAAGAAACTTTAGAAATGTATCATATAAATGAAGCTGAGTGGGATGTATATCGTACATACGGTAGAAATGATAGTATTGATCTACCAGATGATTATATGCTAGCAGACGGCATAGATAATATGACCGATGAAGAGATAGCAAATTACTTTTTTAAATCACAAAAAAATAAAACAACATTTTTAGATGGTGAAAATCTAGAAAAATTAGACGAATTAAGTGCAAAAGAAAAAGTAGCAAAACTTAAAAAGGTAGGTCAAGTCGGTGTATTTGATGTAGATTCTATAAAATTTGAATTAAAAAATAAGTTAAATACAATGTATATCAACCGAGCAGATTCAGGTGTTATTATGCCAGGTGCTTGGGAACGAGACTTTCAAACACAAGGTGCTCAAGTAGGTACAGCATCAGGAGAATTTTGGAGATTCTTTATGCAGTTTAAAACTTTCCCAATAACTGTACTTCGTAGAGCTCTAGGTCGTGAAAGATATCGCGGTACAAAAACTAGTATGATACAAATGATTGCAGGTACTACATTATTTGGTTACTTTGCAATGTCAATGAAAGATATAGCTAGAGGTCGTGAACCAAGACAAGTGCCATTTCTCAGTGATGATTTAACAACCGGTCAAAGTTTTAAAATATTAAGTCAGGCTATGACACAAGGCGGTGGCTTTGGTATTTACGGTGACTTCTTATTAGGTGAGTATAACAGATATGGAAGATCTGCTTTGTCTAGTATTGCAGGTCCTACATTCGGTCAGATTGATGAGGTTGCGGCTTTATTTAGCCAGCTAAAATCCGGAGATACAGATATTGGTGCAGAAACGTTTAAATTGTTAATAAATAATACACCAGGTATTAATTTATTTTATCTACGATCCATGTTAAACTATATGATATTGTATGATATTCAAGAAATGTTAAATCCAGGGTATCTTCGACGTATGGAACGTCGTATAATGAAGGACAATAACCAGGCATTTTATATGCCTCCAAGCTCGAATGAGGGATTATTGAGATGACAATAGGAAGTTCGTTAGGTCGCGTAGTATACACAGGTAATAACAGTACGACTGCTTTTGCCTTCAATGCCCCTGTCGCAGCAGATACAGAATTAAAGATTTTTACAGTTGTAATAGCAACTGGCGTACAAACACTACAGACAAAAGGCGGTAGCGGTACTTATGATTATTCAGTATCAATTAATGCTGGTACTAAGTTTGCAACAATAACACTAAACAATCCACCGCCTAATACAATTAGAGTCGTTATTATACGTAACGTACCATTTACACAAACAACAGATTATGTAGCAGGAGATCCTTTTCCTGCTGAAACACACGAAGCAGCACTTGATAAATTAACAACTATTGTAGCTCAGATCTCTGAGGTTGCTGATCGATCAGTCAAGGTTCAAGAATCATCGGCTACGTCTAACATCAGCATGTCAGAACTTGAGGCTGATAAAGTTGTAAAAGTTAACCCATCAGGTACAGGCTTAATGATGGGACCAACAACTGCAGGACTTGAAACTTTAGCAACTATTACAACAGACATACAAGCAGTAGCAGGAATTTCCTCAAACGTCACTTCAGTCGCAGGTAATGCGACTAACATAAACGCTGTAGCTGCCGATGCCACTGACATCGGAGCTGTAGCGGCTAAAGCAACTGAGATTGGAAGATTAGGAACTACTGACGCTGTAGCAGATATGAATACGTTAGGTACAAATACTATAGTCACTAATATGGCTACACTAGCACCAATCTCTGCAAACATAACAACAGTCGCAGGAATAGATAGTAATGTAAACTCAGTTGCTAGTAATGCAACTAATATAAATGCTGTCGCAGGTGCTGTAACTAATGTAAATACAGTTGCTAGCAACATAGCTTCTGTTAATACTGTTGCTACTGACATAGCTAAAGTAGTTACAGTAGCAAATGATTTAAACGAAACAGTTTCAGAAATAGAAACTGCGGCTTTAGATTTACAAGAAACTACTTCTGAAATTGATGTGGTTGCTAATAACATTACAAATGTAAATACAGTAGGTAATAATATAAATAATGTTAATGCTTGCGGTGGCCAGCTATTGTTTGCAGAAGATCTTGGATCTATTACCGCAGCTCTTTCAACAAGCTCAGGTAATGATATAAATACAGTTGCAGGTTCAATTAACAATATAAATACAGTTGCAGGTATATCAAGCAACATTACAACAGTAGCCGGTGTTTCAGCTAATGTAACGACTGTTGCTGGGATATCAGCTAATGTAACAACAGTCGCATCCAACGACTCAAACGTTACTGCTGTAGCAGGAAATGCTACAAACATAAATGCTGTAGCAGGAAACGCTACAAATATTAATACGGTTGCTGGAGCAAATGCAAATATAACGACAGTGGCTACAAATATATCTGGAGTAAATAGTTTTGCAGACAGATACAGAGTGGGTTCATCTGATCCAACATCAAGCTTAGATGAGGGAGATTTATTTTATAATTCATCAGAAAATGCAGTCAAATACTACACAGGTTCTACATGGGCTAGTATAACTGCTGGTCTAGGAAATATTGTTGAAGATACAACACCACAACTAGGTGGTGCATTAGATGGACAAAACAACAACATGAGCAATATAGGTACTATAGATGGTACTAACTTACAAATAGATTTCGGAGGTATAACCTAATGGCTAAAAAACTACAACTAAGAGGAGGTACAACATCAGACCATGGTTCTTTTACAGGAGCAGTTAGAGAGGTTACTGTTGATACCGATTTAAAAACACTAAGAGTACACGATGGATCTACTGCTGGTGGGATACAACTAGCAAGATTAACTGATGTATCAGGTGCAACTTCTGTTGGCACCCTTACATCTTTAACAGTAAGTGGAGATGTAACTGTTGATACATCTACACTAAAAGTAGATTCATCAAACAACAGAGTAGGTATAGGGACTGCTTCACCTGCTAATTTATTAGATGTGTCTAATACAAGTGGTAATTCTGGAATGGATTTGACTAGTGCTAATACAGGTACGAGTTTTATTAACTTTGGAGATACAGATGATGTTGACATAGCGCAATTATCTTTTGTGCATACTGATAACACCATGAGATTTACTAACAATGGTGAAGTAATGAGACTAGAATCAGATGGCGATCTTCATGTAGAGGGTGATGTTATAGCTTTTTCAACTACAGTATCTGATGTAGCATTAAAGTCTGATATACAAATGATACCTAATGCACTAGATAAAATTGATGAAGTTAGAGGTGTTACATTTACTCGCCACAATGGTCAGAAGTCTGCTGGTATTATTGCACAAGAATTAGAGAAAGTTTTACCAGAAGCGGTAAGAGAGAAGAAACTTGCACTACATGATGGCAAAGAATATAAAACAGTAGAGTATGATGCTATACATGGATTGTTAATTAACTGTATAAAAGAATTAAAAGAAGAAATTAAGGAGTTAAAAAATGGCTTTACAAAGTAGTGGTCAAATAAAATTAAGTGAAATAGCTGCTGAGTTTGGTGGCTCTGCACCTCATGCACTATCAGAATATCATGGACAAGGTAATGCACCAGCTAGTGGAGAGATACAACTTGCAGCAGACTTTTATGGCACATCTAGTAGCCTAGCTCAATTCCAAATAACTGTTGGTAAAAGAA